ATTGAAAGCAGAATACTCAATGGAATTGGCACAAGACTTGAAAGCAGTTCATGGTCTTGACGCTGAAACAGAATTGGCTAACATCCTGTCCGCAGAAATTCTTGCTGAAATCAACCGTGAAGTTATCCGTACAATCTACAAGATTGCTAAGCCAGGCTGCCAAGCAGGTACAACAACTAAGGGTGCATTCAACCTAGACACAGACTCAAACGGTCGTTGGATGGTTGAAAAGATTAAAGGTCTTGCATTCCAGATTGAGCGTGAAGCTAACCAAATCGCTAAGTTGACCCGTCGTGGTAAGGGCAACATCGTCATCTGTTCTTCAGATGTCGCTTCTGCTCTAGCTATGTCTGGTATTCTTGATTACAACTCAGCACTTGCTGGTCAAGTATCACTGACAGTTGACGATACTGGCAACACATTTGCTGGTACAATCTTCGGTCGTATCAAAGTTTACATCGACCCATACTTCCCAACAGGCTCAACATCAGAGTTCGCAGTTGTTGGTTACAAAGGTACGAATGCTTATGACGCAGGTATGTTCTACTGCCCATACGTTCCTCTGCAAATGGTTCGTGCAGTTGATACTGGTACATTCCAGCCAAAGATTGGCTTCAAGACACGTTACGGTCTAGTTGCTAACCCATTTGCTGAAGGTACTGACCAAGGTCTGGGCGCTCTGACAACACAGAGCAACAACTACTACAGAGGATTTAGAATTGCCAACCTCATGTGAGTTATAAAACCACCGTTAAGAGTGGGTTTGAAGAGACACCTTCGGGTGTCTCTTTTTTTATCTTATAAATAAACATATGACAGTTCTTACACGTAATCCATCTAACCCAAATTCGTTACAGCCGAATAAGTTCACTTTGAACATGGCTCGTACACCGAATTTGCAATACTTTTGCCAAACAATCTCATTACCTGGACTTTCGACATCAGAAATTCCAGTGCAAAACCCATTTGTGGAATTGTATGCACCTGGTGAGAAAACAGTTTATGATATATTGAATGTTACTTTTATTGTCGATGCTGAGATGTTAGGTTGGTTAGAGATACATGATTGGATTCGTGCAATGACATTCCCAACAGAGTATGAAGAATATCAAAGTCTTGGTACTTTGAATCGTTTTAATTCTGCACAGCCAACAAAGACACCGCAATACACTGACGGTGCAGTAACTATTTTATCAGCATCAAATAAACCATATTACCGTTTTAACTTCAAAGATTTATTTCCCATTTCATTGTCTGGTTTTGTTATGAGTGCTACAGATACTCCAGACACCATTATTACCGCAGACGTTACTTTCAGATTTACCTATTATAACGTAGAAAAATTATTTTAATTGTGATAAACTCCTACTAGGAGGTATACTATGAGCAAACTTGATGATGTGTTACAAATGTGGACTGCCGATTCTGTTATCGACAGGACTGAACCAGGTAAAGCACTGATTGACATTCCGAAACTTCACAGCAAGTATCTAAACATTCTTTCTTCACATCGGCTGTTAGCAAAAGAAGCCGAGTTCAATTACAACAAGTGGCGTAAACTTAAATGGGAATACTACACTGGTAAACTTGATGAAGATGATTTGAGCAAATATGGATGGGAACCATTTCCTTATACGCTCAAATCTGAGATCAATACATACTTAGAGGCAGACGAAGATATCAATAAGTATCTTGCCAAAAAATTATTACATGAAGAAATTGTGGAAGTCTGTCAAGCAATACTCAAAGAATTAAACAACCGAACATGGGAACTTCGTTCCTTCATTGACTGGGAAAAATTTATTCAAGGTGTATGACATAGAATGTGAAATAATCAAAAGCATAAATAAGTCATAGGAGGAAACTATGGCTAAAAAAGTAAATGTTGATTATAGAAAGATATGTAAAGAACATTATGGCTATTCGAATGAGGATATGAAAGGAATGGACGTTCATCATATTGATGGTAACAGAAATAATAATCATCCCTCAAATTTATTACTAGTAACTCCTGAAGAACACGCTGAAATACATAAAAAAGAATTTGTCAAATGGGCAAGAGATGGACAAAAAAAAGCTAATGCTGCTTTTGTGAAACGTTTGAGGGAAAAAGGTCCTACTCAAAAAGAATTGCGCCATAGAGAAAAATTAGCAATTCTTAGAAAGAAGGGCTTACACAGAGTTCCTCATTCAGAAAAAACTAAGAAAGTAATTAGTGATAAGAAAAAAGAATTGCTAAAAGATAAAACAAAGCATCCTTTGTGGGGTAAAACAACTTATCAAGTTATTTCACCAAGTGGTGAAGTATTCGTTGTGAGTGGTGGATGGAAAGAATGGTGTTTCGAAAGAGGTCTAAATCCGTCAAACATGATAAAAGTGGCGAAAGGTGAAAGAACTCACTGTAAAGGATGGAAAGCGAATATTTTGAATGAATGATTTAGTATTATATAAAAGAAATGAAGTGTTTGTCAAAGTTGATTGTGAGAGAAGTATTGCACAAGAACTTCATGAATACTTTTCCTTTAGAGTGCCGGGATATCAATTTATCCCTGCATACAAAAATAAACTTTGGGACGGATTTATAAGATTATTCTCACTAAAAGACTTTACTATCTATCACGGTCTTGTGCCTTACATTCAGAAGTTTTGTGAAGAGAGAAATTACAAACTAGCAATTGATACACCAATCAGTGTTACAGAGAGTTTTTCAGTAGCAGAAGCAAAAGAGTTTATCGATGGTCTTGAACTGCACAAAAGCATTATACAAGAGGGTGCAAGAGATTATCAAGTCAAAGCATTCATTTCTGCCATTAGAAACAAGCGAATGTTGTTACTATCACCGACTGGGTCAGGTAAGTCTTTGATTCAGTACATGATACTAAGATATTTACAAAGTAAAGATTACAAAAAAGGTTTATTGATTGTTCCTACAACATCACTTGTAGAACAGATGCATTCTGATTTTGAATCTTACGGTTATGATTCAGAGAAGTATTGTCATCGTCAGTATTCAGGTAAAGACAAACATACAGAAAAGTTTCTTACAATTACCACTTGGCAATCAATCTACAAAAATCCACCAGAATACTTTGAGCAGTTTGACTTTGTTCTTGGTGATGAAGCACATCAATTCAAAGCAAAGTCATTGACTACCATTATGACTGGTCTGAAGAATGCTTCTTATCGAATTGGTTGTACGGGTACAATTGACGGCACACAAACACACAAGTTGGTGTTAGAGGGTTTGTTTGGACCACTCTATCAATCTACAACAACATCCGAACTTATCAAGAACAAACAACTAGCAGACTTCAGAATCAAATGTTTGATATTGAAATATCCAGAAGATGTTTGTAAACAATCACGCTCTTGGGATTATCAAAACGAGATAGAATACATAGTAAGTAGTAGGTATCGAAATGAGTTTATAAGAAACCTTGTTGTATCACTAGAAGGCAACTCATTGGTGTTGTTCAATCTAGTTGAGAAACATGGTAAACAACTTCACAAACTCATCAAAGAAAAAGTTACCGACAGACATGTTTTCTTTGTTTATGGTGGTACAGACGTTGAAGTCCGTGAACAAGTTCGTGCCATAACAGAAAAGGAAAACAATGCGATTATTGTTGCATCTTACGGTACTTTTAGCACTGGTGTCAACATTAGAAATCTCCATAATGTCATATTTGCTTCACCAAGTAAATCCAGAGTACGTAACTTGCAGTCTATCGGTCGTGGGCTTAGATTGGGAGATAATAAAACTGAAGCAGTGTTATATGACATTGCCGACGATTTTCGTTTAGGCAAACATGTAAATTTTACCTTGCGTCACTTTACAGACCGTGTTAGAATATATGATGAGGAAAAGTTCAAATACAAGTTTTACACTATAGAGGTCAAAAATGCATAACATAAAACTAATAAGAATGCAGACTGGTGAAGATATCATGGCTTCTATGTACGAAGAAGAAAACTCAGACATGATTCAGTTAGATGACCCGATGCGATTAGTGTTTCGTCGTATGCCAACAGGTCAAACAATGATGATGATGATGCCTTGGTTGCCAATTGAACTTATCAAAGTAAACAGTGCAAATGTTTATGCAACAGATATCATTACTGTTGTTGAACCAAAAGAAGAGATGATTCAATATTATGGTAAACTAGTTGCAAGACTGAGTGAAGATTTAAAAGAATCTGGTGACCATCTTCAAAGACTACTTGATGAAGAAGATGAAGAACTAGACTATGAAGAAGATGATGGTCCTTTGACAGAAGAACAACTTGACCAACTTCTCAAGAATGTAAAAACAGGTAAACTACACTAAAGGAATTTTTTGTTATGTCAAAAGTGGTGACATTTGTGATACCGAGCAGTGCTGCTCAGGCATATCAAGCACTGGCGAATAAGTATTCTGCTATTGAACCTCCAACATGGGCGTTGCTATTGGCTAACGCTGTTCGTGTTGTAGGTCACGACCCTTGCATCTTAGATTTTGATGCTGAACCAACAGACATTGAAGAAGCAGCAGAAAAAATTGCTGCTACAAAAACTGATATAGCAGTCTTTGTTCTCTACGGACAAAATCCAAACTCAGGCACCACGATGATGATTGGTGCATCAAAGTTAGCAACACAACTCAAACAATCACATCCAAATATCAAGACTGTATTCGTTGGCTCACATGCATCTGCATTGCCATATGACGTAATTGGTTTACCTTATGTTGATTTTGTTTTCATCAATGAAGGCGTATACGGTTTGTTAGACTTACTACAAACAAACTATGTCGATGATTTAGAAAAAGTTCGTGGTTTGGTATATAAGAAACACGGCTTTGCTGCAACTGGTGCGCCAGGTCAAATTGTTCAAACGAAAGATATGGACAATGTAATGCCAGGTTATGCATGGGACTTGTTGCCAAAAGATAAAAAACTATTGGACAAATATCGTGCCCATTATTGGCACAACTATTTCAAAGATGATGAGAATCGAACACCGTTTGCTGCTATCTCCACATCACTAGGCTGTTCATTTGGTTGCAACTTCTGTATGATTAACATTGTGAATCGTACATCATATGAACAAGGCACAGTATCATCAGACTCACGTGGTATGCGTTTCTGGTCACCAGAACTAATGCTCAAAGAGTTTGAATATCTGTATGAGAATGGTGTTCGTACTGTTCGCCTAACAGATGAAATGTTCTTTTTGAATAGAAAATATTACATACCAATTCTAGAAGGCATCAAACAACGTGGTATGGATTTCAACTTCTGGGCATATGCACGTGTTGATTCTGTTCGTAAAGACCAACTTGAGCTATTCAAAGAAGCAGGTGTAAATTGGTTGTGTCTTGGTATTGAAGCAGCAAATCAAAATGTACGCCTTGAAATTGAAAAAGGCAAGTTTGAAGATGTAGATATTCGTCGTGTTGTTGCTGATGTCAAAGCAGCAGACATCAACATTCTTGGTAATTACATGTTTGGTTTCCCTGAAGATACGATGGAGACAATGCAAGAGACACTTGATTTGTCACTTGAACTAAACACCGAACACGCTAACTTCTATGCTGCAATGGCCTTGCCTGGTAGTCCACTGTACATGTATGCAAAGAATAGTGGATGGGACTTACCAGAGAAGTTTGAAGAGTTTGCTTTCTTATCGTATGACTGCAAACCTCTGCGTACAAAAACATTGACTGGTGCAGAAGTGTTGAAGTTCCGTGATGAAGCATGGCACAAATACTTTTCACATGAGCCATTTCTGAATCTTGTAGAAACAAAGTTTGGTGCAGACTCACGCAGAAACCTTGAAGAGATGTCAAAAATAAAACTGAAACGAAAAATACTTGGAGATTGATTATGGATTTGCAACGTAAAGCAAACTTATATCGCAAAGAACTATTTGAGAAATTTGTAGAAGTCAAGCAAGGTCATCCTGGTTCTACATTCTCAATGTTAGAAATTGTCACTACACTTTATCATGCTGGCTATGTCGGTCTAGAAGATAAAGTTTTAATTAGTAAGGGTCATGCAACCGTTGCATTGTATCCTATTCTAAAAGATTTACACATTCTTCCAAAAGAAGATTGGGAGAATTGGGGTAAAAACAAAGATACATGCCTACGTGTGTTTGGTAATGTATCAATACCAGGCATTGATATGACATCTGGTTCTCTTGGTCACGGTGTTGGTGTCGGTGCTGGTATGGCACTTGCAGACCCAAACAAACATGTTTATGTAATTATCTCAGAGGGTGAACTGTATGAAGGTTCAACATGGGAAGCATTGTTGTTTGTTGCACATCGTCAGATACCAAACATGACAATCTTTATTGATGTCAACAATCTGATTATTCTTGGTCAGACAGATGATTGTTTGAAACTCAATTCAATTCAACAAAAACTATCTGGCTTTGATTTTGATATCTTTACTGTTGATGGTCACAACACAAACTCAATTGAAGCAGCATTAGATGCAACAGTCACACGACCAAAGATTATCATTGCAAATACTGTCAAAGGTAAAGGTTTCAGTTTGATGGAGAACAAACCAGAATGGCACTACATGCAACCAATTACACCAGAACAAATTGAACAATGCCGCAAGGAGATTAATGATGCTACAGCGTGATGCGTTTATTGAAGAAATTAATAAGAGACTAAAAACAGACAAAGACATTTACTTTTTGTCTGCTGACTTTGGTGCTGCTGCACTTGATGAACTTCGTGAGAAGTATCCAGAAAACTTTATTCACTGCGGCATCTCTGAACAGGCAATGATTGATATTGCTACAGGTCTTGCACTTGAGGGAAAGAAAGTATTCTGTTATGCAATGGCACCATTCATCTCTCTTCGTGCAATTGAGCAAATCAAATGTGGTCCTAGTATGATGGATTTACCAATCTGTATTATGTCTGTTGGTATTGGCATTGGTTATGCTGATGCTGGTCCTACACATTACATCACAGAAGATTTTGCATGTCTGCGTTCAATCATGAATGTCAACATCTATACAACGGCAGATGCAGAGACAGCAAGAAGATTAGCAAAAAAACTTTTGAACAAGCCAGAGTTTTGTTACGTGAGACTTGATAGACATGAACAACCAGAACTTGGTGTAACTAATTTTAAAACTGATACACAGTATCGTGCAATGGGTGATACAGTAAATCAAGACAAAGTGGTTGTCATTGGTTCTGGTAAGATGGCTCATGTTGTCAAGCAAGCATATGATGAAGAACCAAATAGAATTTTTGGTATCGATTTGATTCAGTCAAAACCATTTCCTAAAACTTTGCTGAATGCAATTGATGTGAGTGCTGGTGTTATTGTTATTGATGAACAAACACCATCTGGTTCTCTTGGTGCAGCAGTCATGGAAGCAATGTCTGATAGTGATATATTCAAGAAAGTAAAACAAATTACTATTCCAGAAATGTATGTCTTTGAAAATGGTGGAAGAGAATATTTGCTGAACAAGTTAGGTTTAAATAAAGATAAC